TTCATTTGTTAATCCTATAGCTCGTTGTTGATCTTTTAATGCTTGTTCTCGACCTAAACCCATTTTTATCCCTGCTGCAGTAACAGCCATTCCAGCACCTAACAATCCCATTCTGCCTTGAGATTTCTCGATTGCATTTGGGTCAAATAATTTTGATGCAATCATATCCGCTAATGCTTTACCTTTACCGGATTTTAAAAATGCACCAAATCCTTTTGATAATGCACCGCCAACTAACGGAATATTAGATAATGTACTAGATACATCACCTAAAAAGTTTTTTGCTGCAGACTCTGCTTCATCTAATAACTTTACATGCTCTTGAAGCTCTTTATTTAGGTCTTTATATTCTTTTTGAAGCTCATCAATATTTATTGCTTGATCTTGTATAGCTTGGGCAATTTTTTCTTCTAAATCTCTAGCTTTAGTAGATAAATCATTAGTCTTTGAATGTATACCTTTTTTCTTATTTAAAAGTTGTATTTGGTCTTGTAATGAATCTACAAGAGATTTTGCTGAAGCTGTAGATTTATCTTCGTATGATGCAATACGTGCACGTACAGAAGCTTCATCTTTTATAAGTTTATTTAATTCTCTTTGTAATCTAGCTTTATTTTGACCGACAGCAGTACTTAACTCAAGCTCTTTCTGTGCTTGTTCATTAATTATTCGCTCACGTTCTTCTTTTGCCGCTTCTAAAGCTATTTTTCTACTATTCGGTGTATTAGCCATAGTTTAATTATTTAAAGTTCTTTTTACCAGGCTTAGCAGTAGTGTATTTAGAGCCTTTATTTTTCTCTTGATATACTTTCATTGACTTACTAGCATTTTTAGCGGCATTTTTAGCTTTATACGTCGCCTCAATAAACTCTTTTTTCTTGAAGAATTCTTGTTGACGCTTTGCAAATGATTTAGGAAATAATGCAATTAATGTATTTGCTAATATTGATGTTAACATACTTTATAGTCTTTTATATTATTAATTATCGTTATACAGTAAAAAAGCCCGTTTTATTAGGGCTTTCTTTTATTGAAGGTAGGTTTAGAAATCTTCGGCATTTTACTTTTTGCTTCTGAAGATTGTTTTTCAATTTCTTCATTTTCTTTATTAATAAAGTCATTGATTTGCTTAATATAAAATCTTCGAAGCCACACGGGAAAGGAATACACGCTCTCCCACGTAAATCCTCCTTTACCATGATATACCAAGTTAAATATCTCGGTATGCAGAATGGGCCTATAGTTAGGCCCCAGGCCAAAAAAAGTCCACTCCCACAGGTAAATTTAATTTTCCTTCGTAGAAGCATTCTTGGCACGTAAAATCAACATTAAAATCTACACCTGGAGATATAGTCTTAATATGTTCTCTCAAAGCTCTTGAATCTTGAGCAAATAATTCATTATCAACAAAATCACTAATGTATTTCTTATCATCATTACCATCAACTGCGGTAATAATATATTTTAATCTTGTAGTAAGATCTTTACTAATACCTGATTTATTTGTCTTTTTAAGATTTTCAAGTTCTAATTGTATTTTCTTTTCGTCTCCGTGAGTAAGTAATTTAAATATTACTTCACGATTAGATGCAGGTAAAGTAAATTTGAATTGATTTGCATTAATCATTTCTGCCTTTTCAATATCAAATTCTTTTTCTTGTAATGTATTTAAATCAAATGACACTTTAGATTCTTTTTCACATTCAGGACAAGTACAAGTCGCATCATACATTTTTCCGTATCCTAAAATTCTCGCAGCAATCATAATTGCATCTTTATCAGCGCCGATTAAATCGTTATACTTAATAGGAGTTACGATTAATGCTTGAAATAGTTTATCTAATACAACACCTTGCTTAATTAAAGATTGCGTCGTAAGAATATCTTCTTCAGCAGCAGTCATATATTTTAATTCTATTGTACCACTTCTTAATGGAGAATCTTCTGGATATAATAATCCTTTAGAAGGTAAAGATATTACTTCTGTAGGGAAATTATGATTTCTAACTTCTTTTTGTTTGTATTCTTGAATGATACTGTTTTTTAATTCTTGGATAGAAGTTTTATCCATTGGATAGTTGTCATTTACTATACTCATAACGTATTTACTTTAATATAATTATCTAGAATCATAAAAAAAGCCCGCATTTTATTGCGAGCTAATTTTTGGGGTAACTTCGGGAAAAGTTAATATTGTTAATCTAAAGTTTTAATATGATCCATAATATAATCAAATATATCATCAGATTCAAATCCATCTTCTTTTAAATCACGTATAATTCTTGATGCTGCACCAACTAATGCTGTTAAATCTGATTGGCTTACTAAACCATCCATACGAGCATATCCTTCAGCATCCATTTCTTGAATAGGCGCTTCTTTTTCTTGTTTAGCTTCGTACTCATCCATTACTTCTTGAATAGTAGGTAATGGTTTGCCAGGTTTACGTTCCCATGCGAATCCTTCTTTAAGAAGTGATTTTAATTTTATTTGTTTTGACATTTTAGTTTATTTTAAAAATCTTAATTTATATAATGTTGAAGCTATTAAATTTACAACATTATCAATTTCATTTTGTAAGTAAGAGTCATTCTTAACTGATACTCTTAATTCATCTACGGTTTTCATTAATGCTTTAAAATATTTTACTACTTGAGCATTATTTTCATAATCATTTAAAGCATAATTTTCATATCCTTTTAAAATGTCATATTTTCCTTGAAATGATTCAATCAATCCGTCTGTTAAGTCTACAATCTCATCATAATATTCATTTAATGCTTTATGCTCAGCATATGAATTTGTTTGAAGATGAAATATATGTACTTGGGTTGCTGAATGAAGTAAGTATGATATTAACTTTAAAAATTCTTTATTCATGATAAGATTAGTAATTTAAGATTGCGTAATCGTAGGTAATGGTTACTGTAATAGTAACAGCTTCTCCGTCATTTGCCCAATCCATTTCATTAAAGTTAGCATCTGAACACCAAGCACCTTTTAATACCCATTCTTCTACTTTATCACCTACAGGCCCCAACATGTTGAATGTAATATCTTTTTTGTAGAAATCACTATATCCATCACGACCAGTTACGCTTTCATGTCCTAAACGAATCCATTCCATTACTGCTTGAGCACCTGAAGGAACGATTGGATCATATAAAGTAATAGTGATATCTTGCCAACGAGACTTACCTTTTACTTTTCTATCTACGTTGATATGATCTAATACTGTAATATTAGATGTTAACTGAGGTCTTCCAGCTGCTTTAATAATAAAAGAAGGAATACCTTCAATATACATGAAGAATCTATTTGTTTGTTTTGGTTCCCAACTTTGGAACATTATTTCAGCTGGGTCTAAAATTTCTGGCATAGTATTATATGTTTAAATTTGTTATTTATTATAATTATTGTTAATCAGTAAAAACCGATATATTATTTCTTACGCAAATATGTATCTAATAAAACTCCTATTTGTGCTGCATGAGTTTTTAATGAATCATATTCTTCATCACTTAAATCTTTTTTACGCTTTGTAGCTTCTGCAGAAAATACACCAATCATTTTCCCATCAATGTTTTTAAGTGCAAACATGTATGAAGATCTACATCCTGTTTCTTCTGCCAAGTATCGTAGTCCGTAAGTTGCGGTTTCTTCGTCCTTATAATCCACAATAATAATTCTATCATGATCTAAAAGTCTATTAATTGATTTGCTGAATAAATTAATTGGTATGTTTTGAAAATTCTGTCTTATTGATTCTGCCTCAGCATTTACTGCTTCGTAAATCATAGAAAACTTTTGAATAGACTTTCCTGTCGGATAAAAATGTCCTCCGTTATGAAATTGAGTTATCCAAACACGGTCTAAACCAGTTTCATCCAACACTTGATCTAATATTTTACAAATTATTTCACCATTCGATGCAGCATCTTTAATAGGATCTTTTGTTCTTTTATGATGAGCAAGATAGTGACGCACAACCAATATTAAAACCGGCCCTAATACACCGGTTAAGAACGCCGGTAATGAACTAGATATAATACTTAATATATTTTCCATGGGGTAGGATTATTGTTCGTTAGACTTAAGATACTTTAGTTAATTGAGGCTTGTAAGTGGATACTTTAACGCCTTTTAATTCAGGACGTGCTTTAATATCTTTAGACATTGAAAATGCTCCAGGACCGTTTAATTTAAGGATGATATCATTAGGATTTCCTTTTGATGCTATCATTGTTACTTTTACTTCTGGAAATTTACTGCTCTTACCTGTTGTTAAGTTATCTAATAATCCTTGAACTTTTGCCATTACTTCATCTCTATTACCGGATGTTGTAATACGATAAGCTACTGCTGTATCATAATCTACTGATTCAGCAATACTGCTTACTTTAGTTAAATTTCTGATATCGAATCTAGGGTCGATTTTACTTGTTGCCCACCCTCTATCAAAAAATCCTAACCCAGTATCTGTTGGTAATAAACCATCTAGATTATGAGTAGCAAATCCATCCCCACTAATCTTTTTACCAAAGTCTACACCTAACTTACCATTTTCTTTTCCAACTACAATACCTTCTAAACCAACTAACTCTTTAAACCCTTCTCTATCATTAACTTTTACTTTATCTCCGATATTAAAGTTTTTTTCTAAACCTTCATTTAGTTTAGGGTCTGATAATCCTCTTTTAGTATCGCGTCGATATACTTTATTAGGAACTAAACTTTTATATGAAAATTTTTCTACTGATTCGGACATTTTTGGAACTTTACCTGTTTCCGATGCCATTTTTGATATACGATTAAATAAATCATGATCTTTTTCATCCCATGTGCTTTCAGGCTTCTTAGATAAAAAGAAGTCAGGTCCTAGTAACTGAGCTATAATTTTATGTTTTGGAGTAGAAGATTCGCTTAATACTTCTTTAATGATTTCTTGAATCATTTCTTTTAGTTCTGATTTTTTCATGGTATTCATTTTACCTTCGTTAGCATTTATATGTAATGCTGCTAAATATTTTTTTAATGCTTCTTTTGTACCTTTAGTATGTCCTACTACTTTACCGGTATCTTTTTTAGTAACGACATATTTGTCGCCTTGTTTATGATATGAATATGGCATATTTTATTTATATTTGTTAATTTTTAATTGTTTTTCTTTTATAACATTATCTGGAATTTCAGTAAATAAAGCATTTTGTGCAGAACTATATGTAGGATATACATTTGATTCTTTAGAAGTTTTAGCAAATGCTAAATAATTTTTAGCACCAGCATACCATTCTTTACCATTCGTAATAACCCAGCCTTTATCTAATTTTTTAGGGGAGTTTGAAATTGGTTTTGGTGTTTGAAAAGCTCCATAAGGTGAACCAAAAGCATCAAAAGGACTACCTTCATTTAAGATATTTCTAATTTCTTGTTTAATAAGTTTTTGTAATTCTGATTTATTCATATTTTATTTGTATTGATTTAATTACCAGGCTCTGCAACTCCAATAACGTGCTTTCCATCTTGGTCCTGGAGTATCACACTTATGACGTGCTCTGAATGACTTTCTTCTTGCAGGAATGTTTTTCTTAATTCTCATGTTTGGGTCGCCAAAGTTTACTTTAACAACGTTACCTTTATCGTTCTTAACATATACAGCACGCTTTTTAGGACCTCCTGGAGTTAAGAATGGCTTTCCTAATGATACCTTTCTTCCACGATACTCTGCTTCTCCAATAACTGGATTAGCTTTAAGCTCTTGAAGAAATTTAATAGCACATGAATTACACATGGTCTTTTCAGATTCCATTTCTTCTAAGCATTCTCTTATTAATGACTCAAGTAATAATTTTTTCATCTTCCTTGACCTTTATATGTCTTTTTGTAGTGTTTTGATTTTTTATTTTTGCTCGATTTTTTCTTCGAAACAACACCTGGACGTTTTCTCTTAGGCTTCTTTAAAAATAACCTTACAGACGATGCGGATTTTTTATCTGGTTTCTTTGCCATTGAATTTTATAATAAATATCGTATATACAAAAAAACAGCCCTATATTTTTACATATAGAGCTGCTTTAGGAAATCGAAATTTATGTTATTAATTAAGCAGGGAATTCAGCACCTGTTGGAGTTAAGTTAAAGTTAATAACTATAAACTCTGCAGTTTTACTTGGTTGTAAGTAAATATCACCAACTAATAAGTTTCTATCAATTACTGAAGGAGTATTATTAGTTTCATCCATTACTACTTTGAACGCATATAAACCTTGACGCTGTTGAATTGATTCTAAGTAAGGGTTAACTACGCTTAAGAATCTATTTCTTGTAGCTGCGGTATTTTGTTCAAATACTAAGTATCTAGAAGTAGATGCAATATATTTCTTAACAGCAATTAATAATCTTCTTACATTGATTCTATCTAATGCACTAGGCTTTTGTTGTAAGGTCTTTTGACCCCAAGCACAAATACCTTGACCAGGGAAAGAAGCAATTGGATTAACTTGGTTTTCATATAATGTATCACGCTCTGAATGATTTAACTTTGTAGTTACATTAATAGCATCTGTAATACCACCTCTATTTAAACCTGCTGGAGCATACCATTCTGCTGATACTGAATCATTATATGCTAATACTCCTGGCATCAATACACTAGGTGGAACCCAAATTGGCTTATTAATAGAAGCATCTAATACTTGCATCCATGGATAATATGTAGCTGCATAGTTGCTATCCATATTAGTTGTTTGGTTTACTGCCGTTGCAATATTATCGTCTTTAGCGCTAACATCAACAATAGTAAATGTATCTTGACGACCTTCTGCGGTTGAAATCATATAATCTGCTACATATGGATGTAATCTTCTAATAACACCTGGAGCTAATAGCATATTAATATCATACTCATCTTGATTTGAAAGAATATCAAATGCATCTGTATATTTAACGCTTCCGTTAGATGTTGCAGTTGATAAATCATATCCAAATACATTTGCTGAAGTAATGTCAGCTCCAGCTAATTTAATTCTAGCAGGGCTCATACCATCAGAACCACCTTGTAATGGAACTGTAAATTGAACGTTAGTAGCAGTAGGACCGCTTACGCCTGTTACATCAACTCTTGC